CCGCCAAGCACGACCTGCTCCATGTACTGCTTGACCTTGTTGTGAGCAACCAAGAGAGCGTTGAGCCGCTCCCGGGTCTCGCCCGTGGTCTCCGACTGCGCCAGCAAGCCCACAATCCTGTCCTGAATCGCGGTGAATGCCTCGATGTACATGTCATCCTTAAGCACTCGCTGGGCCTTGTGGCCGCGCGTCTGTTCTTCTTCAGGACTCATACAGTGTCATTGACCTTATCTCGGCAAAGTTACGGGTCGGCTTGATGGCCGAGTAGTAATACAGCGCTATCGAGTCGCGGAACACGTCCTGGGGACAGTTCAGCGGCTCAGGATGACCATGCCACGACTCGTCATCCGTCGTGAACACGACCATCGTATTGGCCTCCGGCGAAATCAGCTTCTTGCCGGCGAGGCTCAGATAGCCGCCCCACTCGGGTTCCCACTCTGGATTCAGGTACAACAGGAGATTTAGCCTGCGATACAGGCCAACCCCGTGGTAATTGAAATCTATGTGCATCCCGAGCGAGCCGCCACGCTGAATGCGGTGGAGACCACCGCCGAACAGATACGGGTCAGGGAGTAGCTTTTCCTCGCCGGTCGTGCGCTCCAGCCATTGCAGGAAGAACGGCTGTGAGGCGTAGCGGATGATCGCGCTAGCCGCTTCGGGCAACTGTATCCAGTCCCGGCAAAACGACTTGCCATTCTTCGGCTTGGTGTATCGCACCAAGGCGCACTCGGCCTTGCACTGCGCTATCAGTTCATGATTCCACGCGCCGGTAACTACACAGTGCGGGAACGGGTCGGGATCGTACTCAGTCTTGGGGAAGCTAAACACTAAGCGGCGTCCGCTGGCTCCTGTGCCGCTGCCATCTCGGCCTGCGCCATAGCAGTACCTTGGGCGATCTTGGCCGTCACTCTCGCCACTTCGATCTTGGCCGCAGCTTCGATGTTGGCGATGGCAATGGCCGTCTCCTGTTCCTTGTTGTGCTGGAACGCTTGTAGCTCAAGTTGCATCTTCGCTTTTGCCAGTTCTAGCTGGTAGTCGGACTGCACCTTGTGCTGCTGGATCTGCATATCCGCATTCATGCGGGCTTGTTCTGCGGCAGCGGTGACCTGAGCATGGACTTGGGCCTGTTGGGAGTCACCCTGAGCCTTACCTTGCGCTATCGCTTGGTCGGACTGAGCCTTGATCTGCGCGACCTGGATGCTGGGGTCTTGATGCTGCGGCAACTGAGGCGGCGTCGGCTGGCCGGTGTGTGGATCGGGCGGGCCCGGCTGGGGAGGCGTGAAGAACTCCTCCGCGTTCTTGAAGCCGAAGGCAGCGGGAAGCTTCTTCAGCGTGTTATAGAAGTTCTGCGGCGTGCAGAGACCTATCCCTGCCGCTTGCTGCTGGGCCTGACCCAGCGCCATCAAGTTCTGCGCCAACTGCTGCGTGGTCGAAGTCCCGAGTCCGACCGAGATGGACAGGTCGGTCCGACGTACCCACTCGCGGGGATTGACCACAACCCATTTGTTGCGGAGCTTAACCTTCTCCGCCTTGGTCGCGTGCTTCAGCGTCAGGGCGTGGCAGATGCGGAACATATCCCGGACGCCCGTTTCCGCGATGGTGCGGGCTACGAGTTCGAGCCTGAGCTGGGACTGTGAGAGCTGTATGACCGTCGCGCCGACTGTCTTGTTGACCAGCGCATCGGTGTCCAGACCTTGGGACTGTCTTGTATAGCCGGTGCGGTTCTCGCGTACCGCGTCCATGTACTCCAGACCGGACAACGAGGCGGCGCTGGTGTCGGCGTGCTGGACCGGGAAGATAGCCGACGAAGGATCACCACCGTTGACGCGGATAACCCCGCCCGGACGGCTTACCAGCAGATCGTCTACATTGACGCGATTGACATCCACGCCAAAGCGCCCGTTCTGAGCGCGATAAGTGTTATCGAGCAGGCCCCGAGTCAGCGAGGTCTTGATCTGCGCTATGTCCTTGATGAGGTCATAGATCGACAGCCCCAAGTGCTGGTGCGGCATGATAATGCCCGAGAAGCAGGCCACCGGGACGATGTCGCACTCCTCATCTGCCAGCAGGTTCATGCCCACCGAGCAGACGCGCCTTAGTTCCGCTATCCCATCCCCATCGCGGTCAATGCGGATGTATGTTTCCTTGAACAGCACGATACGACGGGCGGGGTCGCTGGTCTCGTCCTCGTACAAATCGCCCCGCTGCCCGAACCGCTGACGCTCGAACTCCTCTAGCGTCTCGCCCCGGTCATCGTCCTGGATGTCGTCATCAACTTTGTAGCCCATCTGACGGAGGACTGACAGGCTTACGTGCATCCGGTGCTGTACGTCCGCATCCTGCAGCGTGGCAGACCTTGTGCGGTCGCTGATGATGAGCTCGTCCGGGGGGACTGGCATCATCTCGACGAACTCGGTAGGCCTTTTCCGCTTGACCTTGACATCGTGCAGCATGGGCTGCGGAGGCGGAGGCTGCCCGGGCTGGGGTGGCGGCATCATCTGCTGATACAGCATCGCGTCCGGATCCGGGTATTCCGTATGCTGCGCTACCTCTACATCCTCGTCCTGAGCGAGCAGAGCGGCCTCTTCGTCGCTTAAGCCCTGGTACGTCTCGCTGATGACATCGTCCCGCGTCGTCCACTGGCATTTGATGTAACCATTACGCAGGAGCAGGGCGTCTTTAATCGCTGAGACGAGGTTGATATAGCCGTTATTGCGCTCTAGGGCGACGAAGTTGATATAGTCCGTCTCCTGCTTGGCCGCGTCCTCATCTTCCGGGCCCCGAGGCTCAAACTGGACAATCTCATCCCCGCCCACGAAGGGCTTGATGACGTTCGCCAGCACGCCCTCGACCACGTCGGCAACGTCCCGGGAGACGACCGAGCTGCGGCCGGGCAATTCATCCCCGTAGGGCTTGCCAAGGTAGCGGTCGATCGCGTCGGCGCGGTCTGAGGCTACGGTCCCACGGTTCGCGCCTAATGCCGTCTCCTCGAAGGAGGAGATTGCACCTAGGAGTTCGGCGTCTGAGAGGGCCACTAGATTATGCCGGCATTGGAGTAGGCGATTTTCTTGGTAAAGGCATGGTCATCGTTCATCATCCGGTCGGCAATCGTAGCGAGATAGCGGAAGGCGTCAGCACCATGCGAGTACTCGTCATGGAGCGGCACCCCTGGTTCGTTCGTAGTTACCGGGATAGAGCGCCGGTAGCGCTTGAGACAGTCAACTAGCCTCAGTGCTTTGTCTCGGTCAAAATAGCATCGGGGAAAGGCGAGTCTTGCAGCCTTAATTCCTGACTCAACGTCGAGCTTTGGAGTAATAGCGACACTTCGACCAAGAGCAGCGAGCAATTCCTGACCTGATTTTCCACTCTTGTAATCCTTCGCCGCGCCGTCATGTGGGAGAAAATCAGTCCCCCAATTGTAGCGACGCTCGCGCAGATCAGCAACGTAGTCAGCAAGCGTTCGATGGGAGTCCTCGATATAGTCGATAATGCGTAATTCGCTGGCTAGCTTCTGCACCAAGATGATTGATGTCTGGTCGTTCCAGCCCAAGTCCCACACGGTGTGGACCTTGAGCATCGGATCGTAAGGGACAGCCCTGAGCCGGTTGTCCTTGTGCATGGACTCGATCTCGCGCAGGTAGATAGCGCCTTCGACCGCAGACTTGCACTTACCCTCCCACACGTTCTCGTAGGCATCTGGATCGCGCGTCTTAAGCGCTTCCATCTCCTTGCGTAGAACCTCAGGGAACCACGGGTTGTCGTTCCAGTTCACGTTGACCACCACCGCGTCTTGCGGAGGGTCAACGACAAACCGGCTATAGGTCTCGTCCGTGTCCATGTCCGGGTTGAAGCTCACCCAGATCTCGGACCCCGGCTTGCGGATGGTCGGGATGAGAATCTCCCAGCTCCGCTTAGTCACCGTCTGGGCTTCTTCCACCCAAACACGGTCAACGCCCTCGAATGACTTAATCTTGGCTACGTCTTGCTGGCGTAGGCCGGCAAAGAGGAACTCAGTGCCGTTGATTCCGCTAATGCTCGTCTGGGTGATTCGGTAGAAGCTTTCGAGGCCGAGGGATA